TGGGACGAGAATGGGAACTTTCGTACCGACTTGGGATGAGGCCCTGGATCTTTGTTGCTTACTCTGCCCCCGTGGCTGCAGCGACTGCAGTCTTCCTTGTCTACCCATTTGGTCAAGGTTCTTTTTCAGATGGAATGCCTCTTGGCATTTCCGGTACGTTCAACTTCATGTTGGTCTTCCAGGCTGAACATAACATTCTTATGCATCCTTTCCATATGCTTGGTGTTGCCGGCGTATTTGGTGGGTCGTTGTTCTCAGCTATGCATGGTAGTCTTGTCACCTCTTCTCTTGTACGTGAAACGACTGAAAATGAAAGCCAGAACTATGGCTACAAGTTCGGTCAAGAGGAGGAGACTTATAACATTGTTGCAGCGCATGGTTACTTTGGACGGCTTATCTTCCAATATGCGTCGTTTAATAATAGTCGCTCTTTGCATTTCTTCCTTGCCGCTTGGCCCGTTGTGGGGATTTGGTTCACTTCTCTTGGCGTCAGTACTATGGCGTTTAACTTGAATGGATTCAATTTTAATCAATCTATTATTGATCGTCAGGGTCATACCATTAATACTTGGGCTGACATTCTTAACCGTGCTAACCTTGGTTTTGAAGTGATGCACGAACGGAATGCCCACAATTTCCCTTTGGACCTTGCTTCTGTTGAGGTAACTCCTGTCGCTCTAACTGCCCCAGCTGTGGGATGAGAAAGTGTAGAGTTTGTGGTGTTGAAAAAGAACTAGAAGAGTTTTACAAAGCTGGCCGTAAGGGTAGTAACTCAGAAGTAAGGCACACCGAATGTAAAGAGTGTGCAAAAGCTAGAGTTAAAAGAACTCAATGTCCTATTCGTCAACGTTCTAATAATCTTCGTAGAAAATACGGAATAACTTTAGAAGATTACGATAATATGCTTGAAGAACAAGGAGGGACTTGCATGACATGCTCTAGCACTCCTGAATCTCAAAGACACGGAAACCTTTTCGTAGATCACGATCACAATACAGGTCAAGTCCGTGGTTTGTTGTGTAGTAACTGCAACACTGCTTTGGGCTTGGTAAATGACAACATAGATATTTTACTTAATCTTGTTAGGTATTTATCTCGATAACAATTTCGTACGTTCAACCTTCGGGTCGCATGTTACCTAGTCATGGAACGGGGGCTAGGTTTATTTTTGTACGAACTATGTCTATTAATCTTATTCGTTTCCTTGAATCACAACGTCGTCGTGCTGAGCGTTATCGTGTTGATGCGCTCCGCTATCGCGGTGTTGAATACAAGAAGTAATCTGGTGACTTGGGAGGGGTTCGATTCCCCTCCTTACTTATTGGTTAGAGCCGGTACGCCGATACCTCTAGCCGTCTAGACGGTGGGATAGACCACGATAAAAACTTAATACTTCTGGATCCAGAGGAACTTGCTTAAACCTCTTTATAAAAAACAATGGCTTTTCAATCTTCTGTAAACCCTGCGGGTCTTACCCGTGGCGGTCAACTTAATGGTACGGGTGATGCCCGTGCTCTGTACCTTAAGCTTTTCTCTGGCGAAATGTTTAAGGGTTTCCAGAACAACACGATTGCTCGTGATCTGGTTATGCGCCGCACCCTTAAGGGCGGCAAGTCGCTCCAGTTCATCTACACTGGACGTACTACCGCTGAGTACCACACTCCTGGTAACAGCATCCTGGGTGACTCCGATGGTCGTCCCCCGGTGGCTGAGAAGACGATCACCTGTGATGATCTTCTGATCTCCTCGGCTTTCGTTTATGAACTCGATGAAGTTCTCAGCCATTATGACCTCCGTTCGGAGATCTCTCGTAAGATCGGCTATGCTCTGGCTGAAAAGTATGACCGTCTGATCTTCCGTCAAATCGCTAAAGGCGCACGTCAGGCTTCTCCTGTCCAGTCCGTTGGTACTGGTGGCGGCCTGGTGAGCATGGAAGAACCCGGTGGTACCCAGGTCCAAGTCGGCACTACCGCTGACAAGGCATGGGATGCTAGCTCTCTGGTTGACGCTTTCTACAACGCTGCTTCTGCAATGGACGAGAAAGGAGTGAGCCAAGATGGGCGTGTGGGTATTCTGAGCCCCCGCCAGTACTATGCTCTGATCCAAAACATTGATACCAACGGTCTGATCAACCGTGATGTCCAGGGTACTGCTCTGCAGTCCGGTAATGGCATCATCGAGATTGCCGGTATCAAGATCTACAAGTCCATGAACATCCCATTCCTGGGCAACTACGGCGTCAAGTACGGCGTGTCTGGTGGTCCTGCTAACCCCGGCAACACTGGTGACTTCGTGGGTAGCGACTCTGCTCTTGAAGCAGGCACTGCTGCTGAGACTGGTCTCAACAACAACTACGGTGCTCAGGATGCATTCGATGCTTCCTGCGGTCTGATCTTCCAGCGTGAAGCTGCTGGTGTGGTGGAAGCTATTGCTCCCCAAGTTCAAGTCACTTCCGGTGACGTGTCCGTGATCTACCAGGGCGACGTGATCCTGGGTCGTCTCGCCATGGGCGCTGACTTCCTGAACCCCGCTTGCTGCGTTGAGCTGTATGCTGGTGCTTCTGCTGATGCTACCTTCGGTGACATCTATCCTTCTAACACTAGCACTACCGCTCCCTGATAACTTTTAGTATCAGATACGGGAGCCTCTTCGGGGGCTCCTTTTTTTTAATTCTTTATTGAGAATAAAACTCATTTACAATTATGCCTTTTCCTACTACTGGCTCCAACACTGAGCTACAAGCTGTTAATCAGATCCTGGCGTCAGTTGGTCAGGCTCCTGTAACCACGTTGACAACTGAAGAAACTCTTGTAATTAATGAAGTTGATAGGTTTATTGGTTCTATTGCAGACACCACTCTAACTACTACTACTGCTAACATTCCTGTTGGTACTTATATTGGTGGTACTGGTGTAGAGTCTGGTACATCCATTGCTACTGCTGGTGTCGAAGTAGTACCTGCTACTGATCCTGTTACCTACGAGTACACTGTAAACATCTCACAGACTGTTGCAGAACGTTCTCTTACCCAATCACTTGTTACAAGTAGAGTTGAAACTCAAACCAACCCGGACGTTGCGATTGCACTCAACACCCTGAGGGAAGTCTCACGTGAAGTCCAGTCTGAAGGCTGGTCTTTCAATAAAGAATTAGATTACCCCATCACACCTGATTCTAATAATGAAGTGAGGATTGCTAATAACATTCTTCAAATGGATCTTAACTCATCCTACACTCAAAACATGGGTAAGGATTCTATTAACCGTGGAGGTAAACTCTACGACCGTATTGCCCATTCTGATAAGTGGACTGACGACACACTCTATGTAGATATTACTTGGTACTTTGATTGGGAAAACATTCCTCAACCTGTCCAAGCATTTATTGTAGCTCGTGCCGCTGCTATTGTGTCTAGCCGTATTATTGGTGATCCAAATCAATTCCAAATGCTTCAACAAAAAGAAGCTTTTGCACGTGCTATGGCTATGGAGTATGAGTGCAACCAAGGTGATTATACGTACTTTGGCAGTCCTAAGTCTGGAAATTATTATCAAAGCTATCAGCCGTACCATACCTTGCAACGCTAATGCCAGCAGTAACTCAACTGACACCTAATTTTCTTGGTGGTGTCTCTAAACAAAATGACGACAAGAAACTAGAAGGTCAGCTAACTGAGTGTATTAACGGTTATCCTGACCCTACCTTTGGTCTTCTTAAAAGACCCGGTATGCAATATACTAATGTATTGCGTAAAGCTAATGGTGATGCATTTACAGAAAGTGAACTAGAAGATGCAGCTTGGTTCTTTATTGATCGTGCTACTGCTGGGTCTTACATTGCTTGTATTAAAGGTGCTGACATCTTTGTATGGACTGCAGATGAAGGCACGTTTTGCACTGTAACTAACACTGGTAGTGCTTACCTTACAGGTAGTAACCAAAACGACTATCACTTCCGTAGCATTCAAGACACTACAATTATTACTAACAAAACTGTCAACACTGCTATGCAGGCTGCAGGTACTTATGTTGCTAAGTCTGTCGGTGTAATTAAGCTACTTAGTGTAGATGATTCTACCTATACTGTAACCTTGCAGGGGGATGCTATTCAGTTTGAACCTCAACCAGCTGAAACGTTTGATGACATGTTGCTGTATGACTCAAGTGATGTCAACACAAATCATCATATGATGGATGCAATCAGGGCTCACATTCTTGCTAAGCAAAGTGCTAGTGATCCTGATTTTACTGGAAGGTGGTATCTAGAAGGTTACAGAAATAGCCTTGTAATTAGACGTACTAATCAAGCTACTGGTGTTGTAACTAATTACACAGCTCCTGGCGGTACACCTCTTGCCTTTACATTAAGTGCACGAGGCGGTCTTATTAATGATTATCTTGAGTCCTTTCAAGATGAAGTGACTAACGTATCTAAATTACCACTGGAATCACGTCAAGGTGATCACGTAAAGATCCTTAATTCTGATTCAGCAGAAGATGATTATTATGTTGAATACGTAGCGTATAACGGTACTAGAGGTAACGGTTATTGGAAAGAAGCTGTAGCACGTGATGTGTCTCCTGGTCTTAATAGCGCAACCATGCCCCATGAGTTGGTTAATACAGGTGCCACTACATTTACCTTTGGTCCTATTGCTTGGACTGATAGACTTGCTGGAGATGATACGACTAATCCTCAACCTTCATTTATTGGTTCTGCTGTTAGTTCAACATTCTTCTATAGCAACCGTTTTGGGATGCTATCTGAAGATAACGTAATACTTGGTGTAGCTAACGATTCTTATAACTTCTTTGCTAAATCTGCACTAACTCAAGTTGACTCAGATCCGATTGACTTGAACGTATCTAGTGTACGTCCAGTCACGTTATCTGATGTCTTGCCTTCACCACAGGGTCTTCTGTTGTTCAGTGAACGTCAACAGTTCCAACTGTATGCAACTGACGCTAGTATCCTTACACCTAGCTCTGCAGTGATCCGTGCTCTCTCTAACTATGAGATGGCTACAGATATTGCACCTATTGACGTAGGTACTTCACCTGCTTTTGTTAGTCGTGTACCTGGGTACAGCAAACTATTTACCCTACAGCTACGTGATGTAGAGCAGACACCTGTTGTTGTGGACATCAGTAAAGCTGTAATGGAGTGGATTCCAGACACTGTAGATGGTATGTCTACAAGCCCACCTAACTCTGTTATTATGCTTGTTGATAGGGATACATCTTATCTCTATCTTTATAGGTATTATAACAACGGTAAGGAAGATCTATTCCAAGCTTGGACTAAGTGGCAACTACCTAATACTATTCAAGCTGCTAAGATTATCAACGATGCTGTCTATGTTGTAGGACAACACGAAGACGAGTACACCATTTGCAAGCTTGAATTGGATGAGCTTCCTAACGGTAATGTCATTGCTGAAATTTCTAGCATTGATGGTAACTCTTGTCTTGATTTTGCAACACGTCCTGTACAACCTGATCCAGCCGTTGATGCTGTTGTCTACGATGAAACCAATGACATCACTAAAATCTACGTACCATTCACCCCAATCCAAGATAAAGAAGGAGCCATGCTACTCACTGTGCCTGTTGCAGACAGTGGTACAGATGATGAGCTTGCCTCTGACCAAGGGTATTGGGCGGCTGCTACAGAGCGTACAGAGATTGGTACAGGATTTAGATATTTTGAAGTAAAAGGTGACTTCTCTGGTTATGCTGATGGTATTGTAGTAGGTTATAACTACGACTTTGAAGCAACACTTCCTAAGTTCTACTTCAGGCGTAATGAAGCTACAACTGATTACACAGCTACCTTAACTATTTCTAGGGTTAAATTCTCTATTGGTAAGACAGGTGCTGTTACATTTAAGATTAAAGCAACTGGTGCTAATGATTGGAATAACATCCAACATACAGCAGAGGCTGATTACTATTCTGGAGACACCAATCCTGTAGTATCTGAACATGTGTTTACTGTACCCGTCCATCGACGTAACACTAACTTTGAATTAAAAGTGACAAGTAACTATCCATATCCTGTGTCGTTGGTATCAATGATGTGGGAAGGTAACTATTCTCCCCGATTCTATAGGAGGACTTAATGTTTGAATTGAATAAAA